CAGCAAGCTTATTCACAATCTTAACAGCCATTACTTACTCCTTAATTTGAAGAACAGGATGAATTTTACAGAGAATTATTCAGGTTGTCAACTACTGAACTCTTCAATCATGTTGTCAACCCATGCAGCGGGATATTTGTTAGCAACATACCTCAAAGCAACGCAGATAAATTCTTCCTTGCCGGCTTCGTTGTCAGGATCTCCATCCCATAGAACCTTCTTTGCTTCTTTCAGAGCAAATACCTTAACTTCATGATTATATTTCATAAATTACTCCTTGATGTGAACGAGTCGAACTTCCAGCACTCCGCTGGACTTGCTGTATTCTAGCACAGCACCTTCTTCTTCTGCAACCATTGCTAGGAACATCAGCCAAGAGTAGCGATACTCTTGAACAACATCGTCCTTAACATCATTGAATGCACGGAAAGTGCCGCACAGCCCGTTTGTAAGGGTAGGTGCAAATGCTTCAATGTAGTCAATGACAGGATACTTCAGGACAGAAGGCAATCCCCATTTGACTACATAATCATCGTAGAAGTCACCCAGCGCACGGAAGATAGCATCGCAGCTATAGACCGACTTATCCCAGGTATCATCGTCGTCATAGATGCCTTCAAACAGATACTTGTTAGCAGCCAATTCAAAGACTTCACTCAGCTTGATTTGATTCATCGATTACTCCTGTTTGTTGGGATGCTTAGGATTGTACTGCTCTTTCTTTTTCTTGTCTACATGCTTGCCTGCCTTCTTCCGTTGCAAAGGAACAACAGTAGGATTGCGAGGTTTAGTAGCAGGGAGAGTAACGCTTTGCATTATCTAATCCTATATTCAACGTAGATCATTGGGGAAACGAATAGTACCACAGATACAATCGTTACAAAACCGTAACGAGAATCCTTAGACCACAGACCTGGATCAATCTGCCAGTTATAGAATGCGAACAATCCGAAGATTGTAGCACATACCCAAGCAAGAAGGAAGATGAATTGTAGGGGTTTCATTTGTCCCATTCCTTTTTATTGTAGAAGCCGATGCGGGTAGAGTTGTCTTTACACAACACTTGAACTCGTCGAGAATCCTTGCGCATTGTTTCTTTTGCTTCAATAAAAGTCCAACCTTTACCGTCACAAAGATACTCTGCAAACTTTACATCTGTGTTTGCAATTTCACCACAAGCAGCAAGAAAAACAACAAGGGTCAAGATTAGACGTTTCATATTTACTCCTTGAATTTAGCCTTCAGTCGCTGGTATTCAGCGTATTCAGGGTCGGCTTTTTGATTGCACCATTCGGTGAATTCAATGAGACTTGTACCGTCGCGCCATTCAGTAAACAATTCTGCAGCTGTTTTGTACTTGTTCTTAGCGACAGGAACAATCTTGATAACCTTCTCACGCCAGATAACGTTATTATCTGCACAAACATTATTAGCGCGAAGAGTCTCACAAAGGTTGATCCCAGGCTCGTTACGAAATGCAACACACTCAAGGCAACTACTCTTGTGTGTTTCCGGGATAGCCTCATACGTCTTACCTTCAAAAGTCTTTTCCATATTCACTCCTTGTAGAACAAATGATTACCTACGCTAGCAACTTTTACTTTGAATGCTGCCCACTTAGGTTTTACCTTGTGTGTATGGTAGAAGATTGTATTCTTGGGTAGCAACTTTGTCAACTCTTCCTGCTGCGTCGCTGCTATCTCTCGCGCCTGATGAAACTTCAGTTCATCTTTCTTCTGCATTCCTGTAACATCGGCATCGAGAACAGAAATTATTGTACTGTACTTTTGTTGGTGTGTCCAGCTGAACTGCTTTGGCTGAAAAACAACACTGCACATGTCAGCTGGGTACTTGCTGTGCTTCAATCGGTTGATTGTGACAGCAGCTACTGCTTTCATCCCTTTGATAGACTCACCCCTAGCCTCAAAGAAAATATTCGCCGCTAGACAATCCTCCGAAGAGAAATGCCTAACGGCGGAATGTTCTAGCGGTTTAGCCGGTGCTATGGTAAGCGTGAAAAGCAGCAACAGTTTGATTATAGTAGTCTTCATCTTGTTTCTTTTCCTGTTCAGTGCGTGTATCTTGCCAGTAGGAGTTGCACTTGTCAAGACCCTCTTCAACTTGAAAAGCAGAATAGGATTGTCGCATAACGCTCGGGCTTGCTGTAAAGCGGTAGCAAGTATCTTTGCTAGGGCAAGACTTGTTCATGCACATCGAGATATCGGGCATGATTACTCCTTGATGATTTCAATCAATTCAACGTCATTGATGTGCAGGCACCAATCTCTAACAACAAAACAACCAATATGCCCTTCGTCATCAAGTTCAGATGGTGTGAGCCATTCTGCTATATACTCCTGACCAACGATCAGAGAATTACCTGCCGTCATGTTGCGAGCTACGTTATTCATACCGTAGTGACGCAACTCAACAATTTTAACGACAACTTTTTGACCTTCTTTAAGCATATTTACTCCTTAAAACAACGCCTCTTCAGGCTCTGGTTCCTTGAACTTTGACAAATCCTTCTGCAGTGGAATCCCTTTGTATGTAGGGAAGGGCCACTGCTCAGGAGGAATCTGCAGTGTATCTGGACTTTGATTAGGTGTCAAGACCTTGACCTTTAGTGTAGGTGACTTCGATGCAGGCGATTCGGTCACGAGTGGAATGATGATCTGCTTCATCTTCTGATGGGTAAATCTTCATACTGCAAAGACTATCTGGATAAACATTGATCCAACCAGTAACAGGAACAGACTTTACTCGCCAGTCAATGTGGTCTGCAGCTTCAACCAGATGCTTGAACAGTTCATAGCGTCCAGATTGAATGATAACAGAGGACAGATCAAGCCAAGCAGCACAACTACCCAGGCTCTTGTTGAAAAATTGAACCTCTTTACCTTCAGCGATAGCTTCAATGATGTGCAAGAAAGGATGCTTCATTTATTTCTCCTGTTGAATTTGAACCTTCAGTGTAACAGTCTTTTCGATGGCGTGCAAGTCTGAGCCTTTCACTTCGCACCAGACTCGGTTAGGCTTCTCAACCAGCGCAAATTGGTGCCACACACCTGACATATCAAAGTTAGTACCGAGATAGATCAGACGTTCAGGCTGATACTTCCAGTTGTACCGACCACCGACTTCAATGTTGTCTTCATTCACCATTGTTTTCCCCACGCTTCAGTCGTCGTGCTTCAGAGTAATTATCCTTCTTTTGGCGCTTTGGGTCAACCCTCTTGTACGGATTGGGTTCCTTCTTTTGGCGCTTCTCAAAGTTAGAGAATTCTTGCTCTTCGTCAACATAACGGAATTTCATTAGTTACCTTCCTTTGCTTGGATAAAAGATACAGCGTTTTCGTAGGTCATTGCTTGAGCTTCAACTACATAATCGTACTCCCAATCATCTGGATCATCTGAAGCATTGATTGTACCCCAAACTTTGTAAACGTCAAACAGTTGCTTGTTTGCACCATTACGGTAGATACGATACTCTTTTGTACCAACGATTTTGTTTGTGATGTACTGCATTGTATTAGTTCTCCTGTAGGAAGTCAATCTCTAGGCTAGCGATCAGCTCTCTTTCGTCTTCATCTGTTACGAAGTATAGTTCATCTTCTTCTAATTCGTCAAGCGGGTCTAATTGCATCGATGATTTTTCCTTTCAACTTCTCAAACTCTCCGTTGCTATAGTCTTCGAAGAGTTCTTTGCAAGTCAGCCCAGGGTAGATCATACCGTGCATATCTTCTTCGAAGATTGAATAGTTTGCATACCGAGGGTGAATTGATAGTGTACGATTGATACTTTCAAGGTAGAAAAGGAAGTGCAGGGTTGTGGTACTGTGGATAATCGTATCGATACTCAGATCGGTCTGACCCTGACCGAAGGCAATCAACCAGCGCAACTGATTCAGAGTAGTATCATGTACCTTGTCTTTCATTTCCAGGGAACATAGTTGCATGAATTCTTTGATATCTTCGTTGGACATAGCCAGGAAGAAGAATCCAGTGCATACATAGTTCTTGATCCAGAAATTTTCATGGCTCAGATGCCGGATGTAACTGTTATCCGTACCAGTATACAACTTATTTAGAACCAGTGGATTCTCCAGTTGGTAACCTTTGTTCCACCAGTTCTTGTCGTAGTTGTCCTGCACTTCTTGCATTATTCTTCCTCGTCTTCTTTTGCTGCGGTCTTAGGAGTGTACTTCAGGTCTACATCCTTTGCAAGTACCTGCTGCATGAATGGTCGAGCATGCCGTACACGAAGCTTCCTCACACCCTTACTCATCTTGAATGAGTTGGACTTATCATCCCAGTACTGTCGCGGACGATTGTGCGGAGCAGATACGGTACAGATACCATCAAACCGAATCTCTTTACCGTCGATGATACTTTCCTTCATCACATCAAGGAAACCAAGGAAGATATCTTCGATTTCATACTGGTAGTATCCAGTCTTTTCTGCAATCTGTCGGTATAGTTCTTTACCTCTGATAATCATTTAGTACCTCTTTACGTTGTAAACTTGAACTTTGTAGCCAGGACTTCAGCTACAGCTTTTGCCAACTCAACGTGTTCTAGCTGAGTACCATTTGCTGTTCGAACTTCAATGTAATGAATGAAGCTTCGAATTGTACCTTGAACATATAGTCGAGACATTGTATTACCTTCAGGAAGGATGCTACGTGCCTGTTCCTTTGCGATACCAGTTTCGATTGCCCAGCGGTAGTGTTTATTTACAAGATCAATTACTTCTTGTTGGCGAGCATTCCATTCAGTCACGATTAGTTGAGAATCTGCGTCATTTTGCATCTTCAAACTGTTCTGACGATTCTTTGCATCTTGTAGTCGTGCTTCACGCAAAACAAAACTCAAATCTTTAGTTGGGTCAGCATATCGTTGACTGAATTCTTGGAACGTAAAACTGCGGTGCCGTAGAAGTTGTCGCGCAATATCCCGAGTAGTTTCAACTTCAATAGTCATACTTGCCATTTCAAATGGGCTGAAGTGCTTATGTTTCAGCAAATAGGCGATTAGTTTAGCAGAAGTTTCTGTATTCAGTTGGTTGGATGGATTCGAAACTCTTGCGCAGAAAGCAATCATTTCGTCTAGTTCACTGAACTTCTCTTTCATTTCATCAGAGGGTTGTGTGTAACCGATTAGTTTTACTTTTGTATATTCCATATTAAACTCCTAATATCCATTTTGCAAAAAGAACAAGTTGATCGTGTGACGCATTGTTCTTCATGCTGTTTGCTAAGTGACTGATTACTTGTACATTTCCTTTTATGTAGCCTAATTTTGGATCAATTCTATCTAAACTTGGCGAATTTGCAGCCGGTCCCTTACTTGAAGGTTCTAGTTTGAACCCAAATACCGGGCAATGGGTAGGTACAATTATGTCATCGATTTCAATCGAAAACTCGACTCCTGTTCTTAAACATCTTCGTCTAACTCTTTCGAACATTGTTTCTTTTACATTTACCCTGCGTCTTTTATTTCGGTTTTCTTCGTTTACTTTAACTTTGTTTGGATTTTCTTCATACCATACACGGTAACTTTCTCTTTTACAAGTTTTACAGATACTGTATTTACCGTCTTTTGAGTGTTTACTGTTATCGAATAACTCCAAGTTTTTAGTTACTTTACATCTATTACATTCTTTCATCAATAGCCTTTTCTTATAATCTTGTCAAGCATTCTTATCGTTTAGATAAGCTTCGTGTGAAGTATCTACATAGATTCCGGTAGCACCCTCAACCTCACGCTCATCTACATAATAGTTTACGTCATAGTATTTCAAGCGAGGATTTGTCTTGTCTTCAGCAATAGTCTCTAGTTTGGCTTTTTCAGCAGCTTCAGGAGTAGCGAACACACCAAGCACACAGTCATAATTTGACTCATGTTTGATATACTCATTCCGAATCAACAGAAATACTTTCATCACAAATCTCCTACTCGGTTTTCACGATGTGTATCAGCAATGTAGACTTCTCGCTTATCCATGTACTGCTTGATTTCATCAAAATTCAACAGACGATGTTCACCAAATAGATTGTACACGTTGTCGATACCAACGTCAAGAATCTTACCCTTGCCTTCTGTGTACATTCCGTGGCTATGACCATGCAGATGCCAACTACCGCGATGCTGCTGGTGCCAACTAGCAATTGGAAAGTGAAACATTACAACTTTCTGACCATCGAACTGCTTCTCAAGGTAGTCATGAGTATATACACCGTTGACACCACGCGAATACTGCTTGAAGTTATCAGAGTAATCATGGTTACCCTTGATCATGTGGATTGTACCATTTAGGCGTTCAATTACAGCCAATGTCTTCTTCGTATCCTTAGCAAAGGAGAAATCACCCAGGTGATAAACAGTATCACCTTTCTTGACTTGCTTGTTCCAGATTTCAATCAGCCATTCTGTGTGGTTGTCTGCGTCAGTAAACAAGTGACGATTTGTGAAAGTCACAATATTGCGATGAAACCAGTGCAGGTCGCTAGTAAACCAGATATTCATATTATTCCTCCAAGAAACACAGATGCCGTTTTGGTACATTAAACTCATGTCCATCATCGGCTTTTACTTTATAAAGCCCACCCTTTAATTGTCGGATTACTTCTACTGCTTGCCCAGTATAGGAATAGTAATTCTTACGCTGGGGTACGTGATCCAGTTTAGGTAAGAACAATGCAAATTGCATGTCATCCTTTCAGTTGTTCAAGAAACTTGCGTCGATCTTGCTCGTCAGTGTCAATCCAACCTTGAGCGTTGAATTCCTTAACGACTGCAGAGACTGCATCTTCCCACATTTCAGGCAATCCGTCAACTACCCCTTTGTTGTACATCTTTAGGGTGTTGCTTTGGGATAGTCGCATCAGCTTCTTCTTACCTACATAGTACGGAGTCTTCAACTTGCAGCATTGCATGTTGCTATCATACAACATGAAACCTTCGCCGCGATCAGTCTTCGCAAGTTTAATTGCAGCAGAAAGAGTCATAACGTCAACGAAATGACCGACAGGAACATATTCTCCTGGTTCATAAAACTTCGAATTGAAAGGCCCTTGACGATAACCAAGGTAATGAGAACCGAATTTTTCCTGCACGATGTGAGGGTCTTGCGGCACACATATTTCGAATAGCCAAGTACGCCCGTCATCCCAATCATAATAATCTGGAAGGTCTCTCAGTAGGAGTTCCTTTGCCCACTCAGCGTAATCAGACTTTGTGCTACCAGTAGTACCTACAATAACTTTACCATTGCGGACAGCCAGCGTAGCCATGTAACCGTTGATCTTCTTGAATACCTTTACAGAAGTATCCAGCGGCTTATCCTTCCAGTATCCATCTTCAAGATAATTGAATGACTTCGTAGGGGCAGCAAGTACCAGTTCACCAGTGTGAATATCGTAGGTATGACCACGGCATTCCATTACTTCAGGATGCTTCTTCCACAGGTAATCGTACATAACCCGACGATGATACTTGAAGGTATCCAGACCAAGTTCTTCGTTGCGAGAAACGGTAGCAAGCTTCTGCTTGACTAGGTTCAACTGTTGTTCGTATGTAAGCAGCATGTTAGTCCTTTGTTGGTCGCTTTTCCAGTGACAGTTCTTCATTTGATCCGGCGGATTTTGTTCTACCTGAATGGGCGTACCAAAGCCCTCCACTGAAGATGGGTCGATCTTCACACCACCACCACATACCATCCTCGTCTTTAGCAATGTAGTTTGCCCATTCAGGTGCAAAATCCCAGGAAGGTTTCATTTCTTTCTCCTTTAACAACTCAAAGAAGCAATTCTAGCACCAGATGACAGGCGGTGTCAACAATACTTGTCTTCCACAGCTTGGGCAGATATGCGTGTAGCTGTACCCTGGTGGAATGTACAGGTGACTTGGAGGCTCATGTTCTGGATCGGTACAGATGTCAAACAGCCATTTTAATGGGTGTAGTCCTGGTTGTGGTTCAAGGGGTTGCATCATAGTTCCCTCATCAATTCATTCCATTCAGGTCCAGTCATCATACCGTCAAGAATGGCATCTACTTTTTCAGTATCAAATCCGCAAGTTGTTGTAGCCTCAGCTTCAATAATTGCTTCAGCCACCATCCTAGTATTTCCAAGGATAGCAAGAAAGACTCGCCATTCGTCTTCGGTTTCAAAGGTGACGGTCTTTGGACGGAAACTCTCAGAATCAGTATGGACTTTCATTTGTTTCTCCTTAAATTTTAATACTAAACCGATTTCGCATCTGTGTCAACTTGTCTTCAGGCACACCATGAATGTTCTTACCTTCGTGACGATTTTCAACGATGATGCTTACGAACTTCGCATTGTACTGCTCTGCGATCTTCTTGTAAACAGCGACTTCCTTTTCGGAAGTGCTGGTATTGGAGACACCTACGCTAGTGCCTTCAGCCAAAGCTGCAGCAGCGTTCAGTTGGCACATACGATGTGCAGAATGCAACTTATTAGCATCGAATTGATACTCACCAGTCTCTTCATTGATAAAGTAATCATCAGCTTCAACTGTGATATCGACAACACCCGCCTTCTCAAGTTCCCAAGCAAAGGTACTTTTCCCTGATCCCGGCAAACCCCTAATCAAATACAATGTAGGCATCTTATCTCCTTACTTATTAAACTTATCCCTGATATCAACAGGAATTACCAGCTTCCAGTCAAAGAACCTCTTCTTGAATTTCTCAGCCCTTCGCATACTTCTGTCAAACTGCTTCTTGTCTTCACAATGTACAAGAGTGTACTCCTTCCGAGTCAAGTCGTCAACAAAGGCATCGGTGTAGCTCAGAGTCTTGCCATCGAACCAGCACTGACAGAAACCAAAGTCATACAGAGGGATTCTATCTGCAAGTGTCATACCCTTGGCTAACATGATGATCTGTACATCGTGATCAGTAGATACGGTAAGATGATACTCTGGAAGATCATATTCGTCAACGTTCTTGTTTGCAAGATGGACACTCCAAATACGAGTAACTTCCTGCTGAGACATGTAAGAAGCACTCTGCATTTCGTCAGCATCAATCTTAACCATAAAAGCTTCAATTACCTTGTCTTCAGTATGAGGAATGAAGATATCAATATCCTTGAATTGTACACCAACAATTGAGTCTCGGATAAACCCGCCTGCGATTGCAGCCCCAGGAATATCCTTGACCAATTCTAGTGCGTGCATAGCAAGCTCATACTTATCATCTGGCAGATCAATCAACATATTCTAGCCTTTCTACAAAGATTCCACTACTGCGCAATAATTCTATTCCTTGTAAGTCCCTGTATTCTTCAGAATAAAAGACACTGGATACTCCCGTCGCCAAAAGTGCAGCACTACAGTGCCTACAAGGGGCATGTGTGATATACATTTTTCCACCTCGCGTACTAATCCCTTCCATTGCACACTTATGTAAAACATTTTCTTCGGCGTGTTGTACTTCTGGTTTAGTTACGAGGATTCCGTTCACAATTTCTTCGCAGTCGTTTCCGAGTTCTTTAGGGAGCCCGTTTACTCCTGGAACAATTACCCCTGTAGATGTTACCAGAACTGCCCCAACTTTCAATCGTTTTGCCTTGGATATGTCAGCGTGAAGCTTTGCTGTTTGCATGTACAAATAGTTAAGTTCAGTTTGGGAAGCCATCCTTACCATGCCTTTCTGTGTACTCACCAATTTCAGAGATTTTATCACTTCGAAAGGCTACAGCAAGATTAAAAGCTTCTTTACCGTACTTTGCTATGGAAAAAGACTTTGTTCGTTTTGCTCCATCTTCTGACCAACAAACCCTCCAGCGTCCTTCTTCCTTGTAAACACCAGTAACCCCACTTTTATTATTTACTTGCTTCGCATGGTTTTTGTTGTTAACTAATTGAGTTGTTAATCGTAAATTTGTAATTTTGTTATTCAACGGATTACCGTCTTTGTGATCAACAACTCTGTCAACAGGTATCGAACCCTGCAGGATATACCATATCAGCCGAGAAATTACGTAAGACTTTTCTTTGAATTTAATTCGCCAAGTTTTTACGTTAGTAATCCTATTGTGATGGATAAAACCAACTTTTTCACCGGAAATCTTAGAGATTAACCCGCTTTCGGATGTGTCAGAATAGTCGTAAATTTCTTTAAAATGCGGGTTGTCATATTTTAATTTTACTTTACACATTTTGCACCTTATATGTTTGAATACCACTTGGGCTGGTATATTGCACAACCTTAATACCGAAATCTTTAATCATTTCCTGGCAGGTTGGACATGGCATTGCTAGCGCCATATCACCCTTGGCATCAAACCTTTGCACAAGAATCTTATAGATTTCTTTACGACCAGCAGATAGGATAGCAGCCAACTCCGCATGCTGATAAATCTTCATTTCAGATTCACCTGCACGTTTAGCATAGAGTTGCATCAAGGGGTGAGACTTACGGTAATCGTTAGTCCCTGCCCCTACTACTCTGCCCCTGCGATCAAAGGCAGTAGCTACGATCTGAAACCTACGGTTAGCCATTCATCAGCTTGGCAATCTTCTTCAGCTTGCGCTGGATTTCTGCTAGTTGCTTACCCTTTTCGGTAATGTCAGCCTTAGATTCTTTCCATTTATTCAGCGCAGCGTATGCGTGTTGAACATTAGGATCATCCTGGCGATTCACATCCGACAGTTCCCAGTACAGGTTGATGCTTGCGTTAGCAACTTGCTTGTGGGTTTCGAATGCAGACAAGATAGTACGCAGGACATGCATCAGTCGCTGAACATCAGCTTGAGTCAGATCGTCAGGATCGTTGACATATTCGAAGTCGATTTCTTGGGTATCGTTCAGCAATTGCAGTTGCGGCATGGTGAACTTAATAGGCGAATCAACCAGCAAAACAGGATCGCTAGTCTGTTCCTTCAGCGCAAACTTCACGCCGAGATTGAAGAAGACGTTTGCCAGATCACCATCGGTAGAGACAGGATCAACGTTGAAACGGCGGCACAGAGATTCAAACTTTTCATTGTACATAGATTACTCCTTTACGGTTTGTTCGCTATTTGCGAATTGAGAATGCGATGCCTTGTTTAGCTCGCTGATAAGCATTGTAGCAAATTCTTTGGCACTGTCAACATCCACTTCATGGTTGTACTTCTTGTAGTGCTGGTTGAAGATGTAGTGAGTACGAACACCACGATGATCACGGTAGATGCCGAGTGTACTATAGTCTTCACCGTTCATGTAAACATGGTAGCAGATGTAGTCGCCACGATATGCTTGCCTACCATATGAACCAACGCAGTGATCCATCTTGTTACCTTCATTGTTGTATTCCCGCATTGTATTCAGACGAACAGCAGTGAATTCACCATGATTAAATTCAATGAAAGGTTCATCGTCATATTTAATTGGTGTATCGATGTTCGCATCTTGGATTTCACGTTCTACACGAGCACGATTGTTGTACAGCTGGATAAGACGGTTATGTTCTTCTTCAAGCTTCTCTGCGCTCCAGTTCTTGGAGAAGTCTCGGTTCAGAAGACCTGCAAGACGCTTTGTATCTGCATAAAAGCTGGCAACTCTCTGACAAGCATTCTTATTTGTCCACTTACCTTTCATTTTCTCCTTTACATAAAGAACAGTTTCCTTTTCACACGGGAACATTCCAGACAGAAGGTGCAAGAGAGAACTAGGGATTTCTTCATAAGAATCTTTGTTTCGAATGCTTGCACGACCAAGAAGTTTATTCCGATGGAAGCTGTTCTTGTGCAGCTTCTTCCAGACACCTTTACCGAGTTCAGCCTTCAGTTTCTGAGGACTGGACCCTGATGCAAACACCAAGGGGGCTACATGATAGATGCCATCCTTCTTAACTTCATCTAACAAACCGGCGATGTTACGCAAATGCGCCAACGCTTCAGGCTTTACCTTCTTGCGAACAGGACACAGAGCAAAGTTCTTGACATGGAAGTTGTCAACACAAGCAACGAATGTCTTGTAAGCAATAGCATTGTACCACTTCATGGCAGCAGAAGGTGACATACCGATAACATCCCCTGCTTCCTTGTAGTAAGACTTCATATCCTTGCGAGGGGTAACACCAATACCAAGGCTGAAGATCATTTCCTTGCAGCTACCGTACTTGTGATATACATAGTGATAGCTGTTATAGATACGAACGAACTTGCGTCCATGACTATCTGTCCCTGCTTCAATCAGTTCTTTACCAGTATTCGGCTTGTACTCTTGCATTGCATATCCTTTCTTACAGTGCTATCTACAGATACATTCTACGATATATCCTACATAAACATTCTCCCAAGAAACAATAGCAAGCCTTTTAGGCAGAACACGAGGTTCTAACCCTTAGACATGCTATTGAAACTTTCTCCACAAGTTTCCGGCTTGTATTCTATGCAACCACAGGTGAACTTGTCAACACTTGACTTCAGTTCAATGCCGAGGTAGCATCCTTTTACCTAACAAGCAAAGGCTTTCGCCTTCATAGATCGGTTGGGATTATTCGTCAATGGCAACAGACGTAGAGATGCTCACGCAGTCTCAGTACCCATGTCTGCATTGTAGCATGCAACCAACGCAGAAGTCAAGGGTTGACAGGAAATCTGGTTGTGATACAGTTCAGGCTTCTTTGAAAGGAGTTCATCATGTTTCTTGGCATTATTGCGTATCTGCTCTTCGGCCTTCTTATGCTATGGGCATGCCTTCACAATCGGGATATTTCACCAGAGGACAAAGGGCTCGCCTTGGCTATCATGCTTTGTTGGCCTACCCTTGGTCTAATCGTTATACTAGTAGTTCTAGAAGCGCTTTGGAGCCGACTGCTGAAGAAGATGGCTAGCACTGGAAGGAATTAAACATGAGCATTAAAATCTACGATATCAACGTTCTGGAATCACAGAACACATCGCAGCCTTATATCTTGTACTCATATGAACCGTACATTGATCGGCTAGATTTCTACGCACAGAAAATTCCTACAAAGATTCACTCCCTTCCTGTTCATCGTTTTGTTCAAACAGACGAGAATGGAAAGCAGACAGATTTGTTTATTGCTATCGGACCTGAATTGCTGCGTGTACTGCAGGCATTGGTTCGAAGTGATGCTGCTGAACTGCTGGAAGCTAAGGAACACCGAATCCGTAGTCTGCGATCTTTCATGGATGACACGTATGTTCTTCTGAACAAGTCAGAACGACAACTCAACAATATGCTTGCAGTCAATGGATTGCCGTGGTACACTCGTGTCATCAAAGCACTTCGAAAGGATTACCATGTTTAATTACTTCAGTAAACAGTCTCGCCTGAACCGCATGAAAGTCAAGCTTGCAGAAGCAAGGGCTGAGTTGAAAGCTGTTGAGAGTTTCGTAGGGGTAAAAAGTGGAGGGTATACTCCATCAGAAGCTCGTCGTATTGTTCACCTGGAAAGCTACATTGCAGGTCTTCTGGTGGAAATCCAAATCCTAGAAGGAGAAATCAATGTCTGATGTTGAACAATTCTACTACGCTATCCAATCCAAGATTGGTGGCACTGTTCCGTGGCATAGCCTGCACCCCATTCAACAGGCGCAGTTTGTACAGGCATTGAACCAGATCATGCAAATCTGCAGCAGCAATCAAATCTTTCAAGAAGAGAGTACTGTATGAAGCAGTTTGGTATATACTACCTTACTCCGAAAGTATTCCGGCACGGCGGATGGTATCTGAAGCTCTGGGGTAAGCGGTATCGAATTATTAAAGTGGGAGAACACTGATGGCACTAACCAAGAATCAAATCATTTTCAATACTATCAGTCCTTGGGATCATCCTTGTCAGGGTCAAGATAAGAAGGTACTATTCGTCTGCAGCGCGGGCATCCTACGTTCAGCTACTGCCGCTCGATTGTACTCGCATGTATACAACACCCGTTGTGCAGGTAGTGAAGACTACGCTCTGATCCCTGTTACACCTGACCTCTTGTTGTGGGCGGATCAGGTGGTGTTTGTCAAGGAAGAAAACTACTGGAGCATCGTCAATCGATTTGATCTTGACACGTTTCAAGTAGATGTGGTAATCTTGAACATTGATGACAAGTATGATCACATGGAAGCTGGTCTTGTTGAGTTGTTCAACAGTCAGTACGAAGAAGTACATCCGGTTATCTATAATCGAATTATCAATAAGGTGAATTCATGAATAACATTCCACAAAATCTGTGCCTGCGAGAACTTGAGCGCTGGGTATACATTGAGGATATTCAGCCCCTGAGAGGGGTACTTGACTACCATTGGAATCAAGTATTCACAAAAGGGTTTGATCTTGGTGTTGAACATCAGAAACAACGTCAGTTGAGAGAAGCTTATTCATCGACGGAGACTTGGAAATGAGAAGCAGACCCTTCAAGATTGACATGAAGGATAGACTTTGGGACAAGCGGCACTCTATCCATCGAGCCATCTCATACTTGTCTAAACGGTTCTGTGTATTTGTAGGTAGAAAGTTGTTGACAGGCGTAAGGTCTGCGCATAGAATGCCTGCTGCTAGGAAGTTTAGAACTCAGTTGAGAATTCAACGATATGTCAAAAGGAAAACAAATGACTAATCAAATCGATGGTTTCAAACCAATGCTTGCCTGCGACTGGCACGAAGAAAAGCTTAAATTCCCCTGTATTGTCCAACCGAAGCTAGATGGTGTTCACTCATTGAATCGTCATGGTAAGTGCCTTGGTCGCAGTCTAAAGTCGCATGAGAATCGCTATGTTACTGAGCAGTTCAGTAAGCCTGAATATCATGGTTTCTGTGGTGAAAAGATTGATGCCGACCTTGGAACTACTCACCCTGATCTTTGCCGAATTACTTCGGGTAACCTTCGTCGGATTGAAGGTGAACCAAATATTGTTTGGGTGCTATTTGATTATGTAACTGAAGAAACCAAGGGTCTGGGATATGTACAGCGAATGCACAAATTGGAAGAATACCTTGATTGTCTTGAATCGGATGACTTTGTTCCAGTTGACATTGTAGAATCAACTCTTGTTGAAAACCTAGAACAACTTCTGGAACTGGAAGAAGAGTATCTTAATCATGGATACGAAGGTATCGTCATCCGCGATCCTAACGCACCTTATAAGTATGGTCGTTGTGGTAAGACGTTCATGGGTGCATGGCGTGTAAAGCGTTTCATTGAAGAAGAAATCCTTGTTGACAAGATCAATGAAGGTATGCATAATGCAAATGAAGCAAAGACGAATGAACTAGGTCGAACCGAGCGCAGCACACACCAAGAAAACATGAAACCCAATGGCTTGCTTGGAAACATGGAAGGGACTACAATCAAGGATATTCATGATCCGCAATCTGGTGAGCTATTGATTCCCAAAGGTGAACGTGTTACAGTGAGTCCTGGTGAAATGAATCACAAGATGCGAGGGTTCTACTTTGAAAATCCTAGTGAAATTGTAGGACATGTGATCAAGTTCAAGATGTTCCCGAAGGGTGTAAAAGATAAGCCTCGATTCCCTACATATGTGAGTCATCGTAATGAAAATGACACTTGAACAAGCACTGGATTGGCTAATCGAGCATGACCCTGATCTTGCACAGCGATTCATTGAAAAGCACCTTGCAAGAATCGAACTGCACAAGCGACTGAAAGAACACAAGAAAGCAAAGCTTGACAAACACGTTCTACAGAGTCATAATTTCCGCTGTGGATCAATTGAAACAATTTCGGAGGATAAAACCATGAAACACTCAATCAAAGAACTTGACGCTATCCTAGACACTCCTTATACATTCAGGGATTGTTCTGCTGAGAATCTTCGGCTATACTTCTACTACTTGCTCGATGCTGTGTGGGTAGAAGGCGAAGACTTCAGTGGTAAGCGACCCTTTGGTAATTCTGACTGGGAAACCGAAGTCTACGCAGCACTGATTGCAATCAACGCAATTTATGGTAGAATCGATGAAGACGGTCGCCCTTGGCGGTTCAACGAACGAGAAGCCAACCAGTTGATTTCTAAGTTAATCCTGCGATGTACTGGTGCAGATAGATATTTTGATCAGGAGGATTGAATGACTAAGAAAGAGTTGAAGCGTATCATGCTTGAGGTTATTGCTGAGGCAGATCAATACGACAAAGATAGCTGGTATTGTACCGATCAAGAAGTAACCCAGGTTGGAATTGAAGCCTTGGCTAAAAAGTTGAATATTGATCTCGATAAGGAAGACTAAATAAGGAGTTATAATGCTGAAGATGCTACTTGTGTTTTTTCTAATCTGTTCCCTGGTGTATGGTATCGGATACTTCTTCTTCACTGGAGGAAAGTATGCTATCATCAACACTAGTAAGTGGGTTGGTATTAGTATTTTTGTCGCTACGATTGCACTTGCTGTGATTAGTGGTATTGTTATTGTGTTTTAAAGGAGAAACTTATGCAAATTATGAAGAATCTGAAAGCCCTGCTGGTTGCAGCAATGGTTGTTATCGCTGGTGCAAATCTTACGGGTTGCACTCGAATTGAGACTGGTGAAGTTGGCGTCCGTATCAATGCATCAAAGCAGATCGAAGGCTCAGAACTACCCCCTGGTAGTTGGAATCAAATTCTGGTTGGTAGCGTCTTGACCTTCCCGGTTAAGGATGTTACAATGACTCTGGAGAACAAGACCCCGCTGACAGCAGACAATGCTGCACTAGCTGACTTTGATGTGAGTGTAGTCTATAACATCAGTCAGAGTTCGGTTGCTGAACTGTACAGTACCAAGGCACGAAGCTTCCATGCTGTGTTCGATGGCGACAATTATCTAATGTACAACTACATTAGTACTCTTGTCAACAATGCTTCGTACAAGGCTGTCCGTCAGTACAAGTCTCTGGAAGTAGCAGACAATCGCCAGAAGATTGAACAGGATATTCGTGAACAAGTGCAAATTGCTCTTGCAGCAGAGAATCTTGATAAGTCCCTGACTATCTCTGCAGTTCAAGTTCGAAACGTTCAGCCTAATGCACAGATTCTGCAAGCTGCCACTGCATTCGTTGCAAGTCAGAATGAACTGCGTATCAAGGAAAATGAAGTGAAGATCGCTGAAGCTGAATCTCGTCGGATGGCTGCTCTGTCTGCTAATTCCAAGCAGAGTATCGACTACATGCAAGCACAAGCTGCTGTGAACTATTCTGAAGCTGTCAAGGCAGGTAAGGTTAATACCATCATCGTCCCTGTTGACTTCAAAGGCATGGTAAGCATTAAGTAAAGGAAACTATGTGCGCAGCATTCGTTAAACATACGAATTGCGAAGAGTGTGGCTCAACCGACAACAAGGCAGTTTATGATGATAATTCTAGCCATTGCTTTGGTTGCGGCCACACTGTACTTAGCGATGAGTATAAGAAAGAATTGAAGGAAAAGAAGCCCTTGCAGATGCGCGTTAGGGCTTCTGCTGTTTCTACAGAACAAAAACAAGAAAGGGTAGCAATGAGTAAAGAAATGATCACTGATGAAGAGAATGAAGAACTAAAATCAAGGACGGAATTATCTGGCAAAGGTTATCGTGGAATCTCAGACGAAGTACTGAAGTTCTACGGATGCCGCACAGAGTTTGATGATGAAGGTGATGTGTATGCACGATACTATCCGTATACAATCGATGGTAAACTGTCAGGATATAAGGTCCGAAAGCATCCTAAGACATTCGGTGGTAACATCGGAAATACTGGTAAGGACTGTGACTTATATGGTCAATTCCGCTTTAAAAATGGAGGTAAATACCTTCTAATTGTTGAAGGGGAAGAAAAGACACATGCTGCCTACCAGATGTTTCTTGATTATGCCCGAAGTAAATCTTCAGAATTTGTTACAGCCGTTGTAGGCTTAGGGCAAGGTGTAGGGTCTACCAAGCAACTAGCAAATGCTTACGAATTCGTAAACTCTTTCGATACAATTTATCTGGGCATGGATTCCGATGAACCAGGACAAGAAGCTGTCGAAAAACTGGTAGCGGTATTACCTAAAGGTAAGGTAAAAATCGTAAAGTGGAGTAAATATAAAGACGCAGACGATTACCTATTGAATGACGCTGGGAGAAAGTTTCTGAACGACTTTTATAATGCGACTACCTATGTACCTGCTGGTGTAGTAGGTAGTTCTGAGTTGTACCAACAGTTGCTAGACATGGCTTTGGTTGAGAAGATTCCACTTCCACCTTTCATGAAGAAGCTTGACAATATGCTAGGTAGTATTGAGCTAGGTACAATTGGAATTCTTGCAGCAGGCAGTGGAGCAGCAAAGACAACCTTCGCAAACGAATGCCTCTATTTTTGGTTGTTCAATTCTCCGCATAAAGTGGGCGTAGTGAGTCTAGAATTAACTTGCGCTCAGTATGGTCAGGCTTTACTGTCTCGACACATTGAGAAAAGAATTTCTTCAATTCGTGACCCACAGGAGAAGTTTGAGTTCCTGAAGCAAAGCAGTATCAAGGATAAAGCCGACAGTTTATTTAAAAACAACGAAGGACACGACAGGTTCATGCTCATTGACGAACGTGAAGGTGCTGTTTCTGTCCTTCAGGACAAGATTGAAGAACTTGTGATATCATGTGGTTGCAGAGTAATCATTCTTGATCCGGTATCTGACCTACAGGATGGATTGTCTATTGATGAACAGGCTGTCTTTTCTAAGTGGATGAAGGGGATGGTGAAGCGATACAACATGACGTTCATTCTCATTGCTCACATTCGAAAGTCAGGTAGTAATAAAGACGCAGCATCATCAGGTTCTTTTATTCCAGAAGAAGCGATCATGGGTTCAAGTACACTATTTAAGTCAGCAAGCTGGGTTGTCATGATGCAGCGAGACAAGTACAATGACGATCCTATCGTTAGGAATACCACTCGACTTACTTTAAGTAAGAACCGCAGTGGTGGTGAGACAGGTAATGCTGGAGAAGTGTATTACGATCCTGAAGAGCACAAGCTGTACGACTACAAAGAATTGTTTGGAAAGGATTTCGAAGCTCCAGAACAAATGAAACGCAACTGATGAATACCTCCCTTCGGGGAGGTTTTCTTCATTGGAGAACAAATGAAACACATAAAAGATTACAATGCAATAAATTGGGAAAGCTATTTTTACTATGATGAAACTTCGCCGAGTAAATTGCGATGGAAAATTGACATTTATAAAGGAATAGGAAGAGTTGCCAAGGTTGTGAGAAAACACGATGTAGCCGGGTCTTTACACAAGACTAAACGGTACTGGAGAGTTGTTCTTAACAAATCAACATATGTTGTTCATAGAATAATTTTCAAAATGCAAAATAAAGAATATAATCTGCTAACTGATGATTTAATAGATCATATCGATAGAGATAAAACCAATAACTCAATCGATAATCTCAGACTTGTTTGTAACAGTGTTAACCATAGAAACATGAAACTAAGCGTGAGAAATAAATCAGGAATTACGGGTGTTTGTAGAACAACGAATAAAGATGGAATATCTGTTTGGAGGGTTACCTTTCGTAAGTTAGATAGTACACAGGGTCAGAAAGTTTTCTCTATAAATAAATACGGGGAAGAAAATGCTAGACAGATGGCAATCGACTATCGTGATAGAATGATTGACGAACTTAATCGGCAAGGTGCTGGTTATACTGAGAATCACGGAAAGGACTAACATGGAAGAAGTTAAGTTTATCGATGGAGATTGGGTATATGACATTGAGACATACCCTAACTGTTTTACCTTCTGTATTGTCAAGTCGAATGGTAAGTATCTCAAGGTATTTGAAATCTCTTCACGTAAGAATGAGCAGGAAGGGCTATTTAAGTGCCTAGACTATCTGTATGACAATAAACAAGTATTAGTTGGATTCAATAACATTGGATTCGATTATCCAATTGTTCATCAAATCTACTCAGAATATCGTCGCAGTAAACGTAAGGTGTTTACCGCAGAGTATATCTATGATCTTGCACAAGAGCAGATTGCTTCATTCAAGACGGGTTTCGGTAAGACTGTATCCAACAATGACACCTTGATTAAACAACGTGATCTATTCAAGATTCATCACTTCGATAACAAAGCGAAGAGTACCAGCTTGAAGATGCTAGAGTTCAACATGAAGTCCGACAATATCGAAGACCTACCATTTCCTGTAGGTACAGTATTGACAGATGATCAAATGGATACTCTGATTACATATAACAAGCATGATGTACTGGAAACTCTGAAGTTCTATCAGAAGTCAATCCCTGCGATTCTACTTCGTGCAGACCTGACTGAGAAGTACGGTATTGACTTTACGAACTACAACGATACGAAGATTGGTAAGGAATACTTTATCAAGCGATTGGAAGACGCTATTCCTGGTAGTTGTTATCGGAAAGAAGGTCACAAGCGAGTTGTCAATCAAACCCGCCGACCAATTATCAAGATCAAGGATTGCCTGTTTGATTACTATGATTTCAAGCGACCGGAGTTCCAGGCTATTCTGGAATGGTTCAAGAATCAACGTATTCATGAAACCAAAGGTGTATTCAGTAATATTGATGAAGGTGATCTAGGCGATGTAGCGCAATATGCTGAGTTGAAAGAGAAACGTCAGAAACTCAAAGGGAAACCTACTGACCAAGATATTGCTGCCTTCAAATCAGAACATCCGAAGGGATGGATTCAGACTGAAGAATTGAAAGCTACTTACACTGAGATTCAACCAGATGGTACGAAGGTTAAGAAGCACAAACTATCTTACTGGAAACACTGGAGAGTTGCAGAGACACTTAACATCGTAGTTGATGGATTCCGATTTGACTTCGGTACAGGTGGTATTCACGGTAGTATCTCCAACAAGATTGCAAAAGCTACCTGGAAGTATAAGATCAAAGATGCAGACGTAGCGAGTATGTATCCGAATATCGCTATCTCCAATAATGTGTATCCTTTGCACCTTAGTTCTAAGTTCTGTGAAATCTATCTGGACGTTTACGAACAGCGCAAAAGTTTCAAGAAAGGTACTCCTGAGAATGCCGTTATGAAGCTAGCCTTGAACGGAGTCTACGGGGATAGTAACAACAAGTACGGTCCTTTCTATGATCCGCAGTATACAATGACGATTACTATTAACGGTCAGCTGTCACTTTGCTTGCTTGCTGAACGACTGATGGAAATCGAAGGTCTTAAGCTTATCCAGGTTAATACTGACGGTGTTACGGTAGCTCTTCCAATTGATAAGGAAGACGAGTACAATCAAGTCTGTGCTGATTGGCAGAAGAAGGTTAAGCTTGAATTGGAATTCGCCGATTACTCGCAAATGCTAATCCGTGATGTGAACAACTATATTGCTGTTTACACCAACGGTAAGGTAAAGCGCAAAGGTGCATACCAGTATGAAGACCTGGGCTGGCATCAAAACCAAGGCGGATTGATTATTCCAATGGCAGCAGAAGCAGCAATGCTACGCGGAGAAGATATTGAAACTTTCATTCGTTCGCACAAGAACAAGTGGGATTTCATGCTTCGTACTAAGGTTCCTCGTAGCTCAAGACTGGTGATGCGGTTCGAAGATGGTAGTGAGGTTGACCAGCAGAACATTTGCAGGTATTATCCTAGCAAGCAAGGTGGGAAGTTGGTCAAGATCATGCCTGCACTTGCTAACAAGGAAGATCAAAGCGACCGTGAGCTAGGGATCGACACTGCCTGGAATGTGAAGGTCTGCAACAACGCTTGCCTTTTTGACTTCGATGATGTAGACTACGATTACTATGTTGCTGAAGCCACCAAGCTACTTGTTGGCGTAGAGCATTCCGAACCACTACCTAGCCGAGAGGATGAAGAAGATGAAACCTAATCTGGTACTTATCGTAGGAAACCGCGCCATTCGATACGTTAATGGTGTCCGTGATCAAATCGCTGAGATTGACTGGACTACTGATCGACGGGAGATTCGGCGCGGAATTGAATCTTTTCGGGTTAACGGGATTAAGGAGTAAAACATGAAAGACATTGACTGGAGCAAACAGCATTGCGGAGTACATCAGGCACACATTGAAGACTTGTGCCATCTGATGCCCGATCTTGTACCTTTGCTTGAAACATTCCCTGATAATGCTTTTGACTTTACTTGGGATGTAAAAGTTCACATGTTGATGCCCCGTCAATATCCTTGCATTCCTAATTGGCACGTAGACAACGTACCTCGTTCTAAAGATGGACGACAAGAGTTTGATAAGGTACAATTGGATAAACCGATGTACCTCTGGATCAGCAACGGCCCATTGACCGAGTTTGAAGATGGTTATATTCGTCCTAAGACTTGGGTAAAATTCAATCAAGCCGATAGCCATCGTGGAACTGCAGCACAAGAGTTTTGCTGGCGAGGGTTTATCCGTGCAACGCACAAAGACATTTTGCCTTACGATGATAGTCGGACACTGCAACAAATTCAACGCAGGCATTGTCAAGTATACGTACCGGAGGATTACAAATGGTAAATAAAATCTACGGAGATATTGACAAATTCATTGAAGCTAACTATCTTACCAGTCAACTGGAAGAGAGTCTAATGTCATGGCCAATTTTCCAGAAAGCATTGGGTGACAGCAAAGACAGTTACCTGATTGATGCGTTGGTAAAATGCCACGAACGAGTGGTTCTAATTTCACAGAAACTTGAAGAATATCGAATTTCACTTTTGAAGGGGTAATGTATGGATCGTAACGAAATTCGTGAACTGATCTTTGAAGAAATTCAAGATCGCCTAAGAGTGGATATTCAGCGCCGCTGGGATGAAGTAGTAGTCAAGCTATACTGGCGTATCGATCCAGTCTGGACGCCCGAGGGGTACAAAACAGAAGTACCCATTGCAGAATCAAATTACTATATTTAAGGAGTAAATATGCTCATCCTACTAGCAATCTATGTTGTGTCAGCTACGCTTATCACTTCAATGTTATACGCTAATTTGCAAAGTTACTACCCAACTATGGCAAATGCATATGCAAGGCGAGATTTAGGTTTTGCTTGGTCATACGGAATTATCCTCGGTTTCGTTGGTCCATTTGGAGTACTACTTGTTCTCTTGCTTTCAGGCTTTGCAGAGGATGGGTTTCTGAATCCATTTAAGTTTAATAGAAATACAAAGGAGTAAACCATGCCAGTACAAATCCATAAAAATGACAAACCTTGCTTGTACAAGCAATGGACTTTCCCAGGCGGAGAAGTCGGTGTACAATTGTTGGATACCGATATCGAAGATCGGGATGAAATTTGGATTACCATTCGAGGTATCCCAACACCTGAAGATATGTTCGTTGCAGCAAACTTGCTGAATGCTATCCGAAATGTAAACAGCAAAGCTGAAGTCAACCTTTATATGCCCTACATTCCGTATGCAAGGCAAGATCGGGTTTGCAACAAGGGTGAATCTTTCGGGCTGATGGTATATTTTGACATGATGCAGTATATGTTCGCTGATGTTGATCACTTCACTACGGTTGATCCGCACAGTCGAGTAGCAGAAGACTTGGTAAATGCTTTTGAATGCACCATTATTCCACAGCACGTTATGGCTGGATCAATTTTGCATTCTTTCAACTATGACACTCTGATTGCACCCGACAAAGGAGCTACAGAAAAGGCTAAGAAATTCAATCACAAGAATCTAGTAACTCTCAGCAAGTCCAGGACTGCAGAAGGTATCAAGTACGATGATTACGAGCATGATACTCTTTCGGGTTCCGTTCTGGTTGTAGACGATATCTGCGACGGTGGAGGTACGTTTCTGTCGCTGATTGATATGCTTAAACGTACCCAACCTCGTGTGACAAGTTATGCTCTGTACGTCACACACGGTATCTTCAGCAAGGGTGTTGACGTTCTGCTGAAGGCTGGCTACAATGAAGTCTTTACAGCAAACAACATGCTTGAAATTGGAAGGAACAAATATGTACACAATTGACCCAATCATCCAAACAGATTTTTACAAGATCCATCACAAGTTTCAGTACCACCCCAAGACTGAAATGATCTACAGTAACTTCACCCCTCGGTCAAATCGACTGGCACCTGTCTACGGTTCCAATCGTAAGATTCGTAAGGTTGTGAACTTCGGTTTGCAGGGTTTCATCAAGAACTTCCTGATTGGTATCTTCAACAAGAACTTCTTCCAGCAAGACATTGCTGTGATCAAGGCTAAGTATGCTCGTCTGTGTGGTGTCGATACAACACACATTGAAGAGTTGCATGCTCTCGGTTACCTGCCGATTAAAATCAAGGCGCTTCCTGAAGGTGAACTGATCCCCATGAAGGTTCCGATGTTTACCGTCAAGAGCACCTTGCCAAAGTTCTATTGGCTGGTGAATTACCTGGAAACGGTTATGTCAGATGAAATCTGGAAGCCTACTACGGTAGCTACCATTGCCTTTGAGTACCGCAAGCTGCTGGAACACTATGCAACGAAGACTGGTTCTCCGCTTGATTTCGTCAAGTGGCAAGGTCACGATTTCTCTATGCGTGGTATGTCCGGTATGGTCGATGCTGCTGCCTCTGGTTCCGGTCACTTGCTGCCATTCACTGGTACAGATACAATCCCTGCAATTGATTATCTTGAGCAATTGTATGGTGGCCTGAATACCTTTGTTGGTGCGTCGGTTCCTGCCAGTGAGCACAGTACTGCCAGTGCAAACATTCTCTTCAATGCTCGCCAGATCAAGGGTGAGACTGATACCGAAGAAGTTATGTATGAAGCTGAACGCGCTTTCCTGAAGCGATATATCACCGAGATTTACCCTACTGGTGTAGCTAGTTATGTCAGTGATACCTTTGACTTCTTCCGAGTTATCAATGAGATTGCCCCTTCGCTGAAGAAGGAAATTATGTCTCGTCAGCCTGATGCTCTAGGATTGAATAAGGTTGTATTCCGTCCTGACAGTGGTGATCCTGTTGAGATTCTGTGCGGTCAAGATGTAACGGATGAAAACATTGAACGCACTCCCGAGCAGAAGGGTGCTGTAGAAGTTCTGTGGGATCACTTCGGTGGTACAATTACCGAAACAGGTCACAAGCTGCTTGACTGCCACGTTGGTCTGATCTACGGTGACAGCATCACTCTGAGCCGCGCCGAAGAGATTCTTCGCAAGCTTGAGCAGAAGGGATTTGCTTCTGGTAACGTAGTCTTCGGTATCGGTAGTTTCACCTATCAGTACTTGACACGAGACACCTTCGGCTTTGCTATGAAGGCTACTTACCAAGTAGTTGACGGTGAAGGTATCGAACTCTTCAAAGACCCTGTTACCGACAGTGGTACTAAGAAGTCTGCTCGTGGTCTGCTACTTGTCACGAAGGATGATCTTGGCTACAATCTGATTGATCAAGTCGATGGTGCAACAGAAGAGATTGGCTGTCTGCGAACGGTGTTCAAAGATGGTGTGTTGACAGTCGATGATGATCTGGCTACAATTCGTACTCGGGTTGAGCAAAACCTGATCCAAGAACTGCAAGACTACTAATTGATTGAAAGGGAACATCTTGAAACTGCAAACTAACTCTACCAGTATTGAAATCAGTGGGAACAATGATAGCTCACAGTTCAGCATTGCCATGAATGGTAAAGCTTTCCGTGTTCTGTCAGACACTCTCTACAAGAACAAGATTGGTTCGATTGTTCGTGAACTTTCCTGCAATGCATATGACGCTCATGTGATGGCAGGTAAGCAAGATGTTCCCTTCACTCTGCACTTGCCTGATGCATTTGAACCTTGGTTCTCTGTGCAAGACAAGGGTGTCGGTCTGTCTCCAAAGGATATCACCAGCGTTTTTACCGTCTACTTTCAGTCTACGAAAGATAATAACAACGACGCTATTGGTGCATTCGGTCTTGGTGCTAAGACTCCCTTTAGCTACACCGACCAGTTCAGTGTAACTTCTGTCAAGGATGGCAAGAAGTATATCTACTCTGCTTACATTACTGAATCTGGTGTTCCCAGTATTTCGGAAATGCATTCGGAAGATACTACCGAAGAGAATGGCGTAGAAATCAAAATGTCTGTCAAGCAGCAAGACTTCCGTACATTCAGGACCGAAGTTGAGAATCAACTGCGCTTCTTCAAGGTTAAGCCTGCAATTGAAAATGGTACTGTTACTTTTGCACAATTCGGCAATGTAGTCTTCGATACTGATTACGGTACGATTCACAACCGTAGCTATAGTGTTTATCCTGCGATCTATATCGTTCAAGGTAACGTTGGCTACATCGTTGATCGTAACGAAATCAAGAACAATATCTCTGCTGAAGCAAATGCATACCTGCATCTGTTGCACAACTACGATGTTATTCTTCGTTTTAACATTGGCGAAATCGGTGTCACTGCTTCCCGCGAAGGTGTAGAGTACAACGCGACTACTTGCAAGAACATTGAACAAAAGATCACTAATCTGAAAAAGTCTGTGATTGAACAGTTCGATGAAAAGCTTAAGAAATTCCCTACGGATTGGGAGAAGGTTGCTTATGTGAATACCGATGCGTTGATGCAGACATTGGGTAAGTATCCTGATGGCGTCAAGGTTGACGGTGGTTACATGGTTAGTAATCTTGCGTTGCCTGATGTTAAGATTATCGCTCGTAGTACAATGCGTCGATCTGCACCGATGTATTCTTACTCGGTGAACAAGGCTGGGGTTTCGCAGTACAACTTCAAGGTTCGTATTGATTCCAAGAAGGACGTTAAGTTCGTCATCAAGGATTCCAGCACGATGATTAGCGCTAAGTATCGTCAGTTGTATGCTGGTTTCAACGGTGTAATTTACGAAATCACTCCTTACGATGGTTTCGACCTGGAGGAATTCAAGAAGAGCATCGGTGGTTACGATGAATTCATCAAGGCATCGGAAGTTATTCTTCCTCCTGCTGTAAAGAAGAAGTATACTCGTTCGAATTACTACAAGTATTGCGCTGGTGCATCCATGTCTATCCGTAGCTGGACTCGTGAGCCTGGGGAAGATATCGAAGACATTGAAGATGAAACACTGTACGTTGAAGTGAAAGATGGTAACGTAGTTGACATGGATTCGATTCGTCAGTACAATGCTGTTTCTTACTTCGAAGAAGTACCTGAACTGATCGCTATCCGTGAAGCTGACATTGCAGAAGCAGAAAGCAACGGTAATTTGATTCCGCTGAAGGACTACATTGAAAACAAGATCAAGGAGTACAATGTCAATTCTTCACTGAAAAAGAAGTATCTTGCTTTTGATGCTGCTTCGACTTATAAAAACTCGCTGTTCTATCAGCTGTTTAACGATGAGTTCGTAAAGCAAATCAAAAAGCTTGCGGTTGACAGCGAAATCAATAAGTTGTATACCGCACTTCAGAAAGCAAGTAAGCGACCTGGGATGACAGATAAAGAAGTGAATATTTGTCAGTTCATGGGTTGGGATCGTGATAAGCAAAAGCTTCAACAGCGCAGGTATTCGATTGCTCGCAATTTTGTCAACAAGCTGGAGAAGAAGTATCCTTTGTTGCGAGTTGCATTGAGTAGTTCGTATTCAAATAACACCGTAGAAACTGCCGCAGCACAGTATGTTGCACTAATCAATAAGGAGTAATTCATGAAATATATCATTGGTTCGGATAGCGTCACTGTTTTTGTTGACGGCAAGCCCTGCACAGTAAATAAGCAGGCACCTACATATAATCTAGTCATCAAGGCACTGAAGAGTGGTAATGTTGATGAACTGCGCAATGCAATCAATATTCGTCAGTCAATTGTTACGAATTTGAATAGCAAGGCCAAGGGTAAGGTTCGAATTGAATCTAGCCGAATCTTCTACGAAGATCGTGAAGTTACAGGTCTGATCGCAGGTCGTGTCTTTGAAGTGATCCGCCTTGGTCTGGATGTTCAACCGATGGTCAACTTCATTGAAAACCTGATGAAGAATCCTTCGAAGCGTGCAACTGACGAACTGTTCGGTTTCATGGATGCATGCGATCTGCCTATCACTGAAGACGGTCATTTCCTGGCATACAAGCGTGTACGTTCAGACTACAAGGATGTTTACTCTGGTACTATGGACAATAGCGTAGGTAAAGTTCTGGAAATGTCTCGAAATCTTGTTGACGAAGATAAGGATAACACTTGCTCTTACGGTCTGCATTTCTGTAGCTACGATTATTTGCAGCACTTCAGCGGCGATCGTGTCATGGTTCTGAAGATTAACCCTGCCGATGTAGTGGCTATTCCTTCAGACTATAACAACGCGAAGGGTCGTGCTTGCCGATACGAAGTAGTTGACGAACTTCCTGTGAATGGTAAAATGCCAGAGTACAAGATTCAGGCAAACTACTCAGCTGACTACGCAAAGCCGGTTTCAACCTCACCAATCGGTCAGACGAAGCTGGGTGCCTCTTCTGTTCGTGCAATTAAGCACATGCTGGCAAATGGTGTAGCAATCGCAGTTATCGCTCGTAAGTTCAACGTGAGTTCGCGTACCGTGGCTCGTATCCGTGATGGTCAAGTGGAGGCTTATAAGAATGTCTAATGTAGCTAAACTGAAAGAAGTACTTGCTAAAATCAAGGTAGACAACAAGTGCGATGCTGAAAAAGTTGTGCGAGAGCTTTGTTCATTCGTCAATGATGTAGAAGATAAAATTGCAGAAATTGCAATTGAATATCAGATTCGTGCTCACATTGCCGGACCATACGGTGCGAGTCGTTGGGTAAGTCTTGAAGGTGATTCCTACTACGACATTGAACCCGGCGAGTGGCAAGCTTCTGCTCAATCCTGTTAACAAGAAGGGCTTCGGCCCTTCTATTCAAAGGAGAATACGATGTATCTATCAAACGATGAATATAAGCCCCTAGCTGTAAGCGCGGATGCCCTAGAAAAAGTAGTTGCTTTCATGATTGAAAATGAAATTAACTTTGTAAGGGCCACCGACGAAGATTCAGCAGATGGTATCGTGTCACTAGCCAATGATGAACTGGCTGAATGGCAACCATCGTGGGAAGAGTCGAGTTGCTAAGGAGGTAATATGAACCAAAAAGAATTCGATAACCTTGTCGATGAACATAATGAACTCGTACTAGAAAGTGAAAACAAGCTGGTAAAGATTGCTCTGGAGAATAATCTAAAACTTGAACTTGGTGCTGCTTATGGTGAAGGTCGAATGCTTCTTCTGGAAGATGACAACAAAGACTGGGGATCAGGCAAGAAGCGGGGCGAATGGTTGTACTCTTCGGAAAGTTGCTGATGAAATTCTGTTCTGATTGTAAACACTATCGTGAACAACTCAGTGGGCAATGGTGTTATCATCCTTCACTCGGTGTTCGGATTGTAGACGGCACTTCGAATCGAAAATACTGCGTTACAATGCGGCATGAACATGGAGATTGTGGGCCAAATGCCAAGTTGCACGAAGAAAAGACTTCCGCTACAATCATTCCATTCTGGAAAAAACTCTTTAAGTTGAAAGGATAACATGCTAGTTCTTATTGGTTCCCGCGCTATCGAATACTGGTGCAATGACTTCCGAAAAGTCGGTCCTGACTATGATTTCATTGGTACAAAAGAAGAATTCAAGAGTTTGGTTACTCGTCTGATTCAAGACGGAAATCGCCTAGTTGAATTGAAATTCATCGAGGGAACCAATAAGGCATACGCTAAGTTCAGCAAGTTCATCATTGACATGAGTATGGTTGATGTTGACGGTCCTCTGCGAGAGTCTGATGCGGAAATCTATGAGTATGCCAAGCATCGGTTTGGTTGCATTTTTCTGAAAGAACTTGACAACTACTTCATGCTTTCTACTTTGGAACTCAACTTTGTCTTGAAGGAATCCCATAAGTTCAAGAAGAATAGTCCGCACTTCCTCAAGACGATGCAAGACCTAGAGTTTCTTCGCAGGTTTACAAATGAAAACATTATCAATGTGTATCTTCGTGAAGTACTTGACCGACGCAAGAAAGCAACGTACAATTACCAGCATCCTAAGTTGAACACCAGCAAACAGGAGTTCTTCACGGATTCTGTACCGTATCAGTACGATCATGATACAATTCATGAAGCGGTTAAGCACTTGGACAAACCTGCGTATCAGTACTACATGCAAGACGATGCCCAGGTAATGTGCAGTAGCGACAAGTTCTTCGCGCAGCCTGAGATTGTTCGGTTGTATGGTGTACTTGAAGAAAGCTATGTACTTGCCCTGGAACGTGCTGTGATTCCACACGGTACTAATCCAGAACGTGCATTTGAGATTGCACTGGAGAAAGTTTGCACCAGCATTACCAGCGGATGGTTCCGTGAGTATGCTTACGAGAACTACTTCAAGGTGAAGAATATGTACCACGCTAGCTATGTTGACAAGTTCAACCGAGCCTTGTACAATAACCAGATCAAACCATTTAAGGAGAGTTCTTATGCCAAGTAAAATTCAAACAGTCTACGGTAACGTACTTGACTTTACTGAAAATGCTGTTATGATTCATGGCTGCAATTGTCAGGGTGTGATGGGTAGTGGTGTTGCGTTGGCTGTACGGGAGAAGTATCCTGATGTGTTCGCTGATTATCGCACGTTGTGCAACCTCTACGCCGACGATTCCTCTCGATTGCTAGGTGACAATCAGTATGTGTATGTGTCGGAGAATCATGTTATTGTGAATGCAATGACGCAAGACTTCTTCGGTGGAGGTAGGCAGATCAATTACGAAGCTATCTATCTGTGCTTCGAACGTGTAAATCAGTTCTTGACAAACGTTGCATTTGAAGCTACACTCTACTTTCCAAAGATTGGTGCAGGACTCGGTGGTGGTAACTGGGAAATCATCAAGACAATTATTGAACAAACCGTTGACCAGAAGTTCAATCCGACTCTGGTAGAATTTTCAGGTTGACTTCATCGTGTGAATCGGTTATAATGAAATATAAGAAGCAGGATGCTTCTGCCATTAGGCAATAGTTGGTAGACTAGCAATCAACACTACCAAATGTCAACTCTATGTGAAAGGATCACAAAATGCTAAAACAACTAGAAGGTACTCTCGTTTACGTCATGTGCGACAAACCCACTCCTTGCTATGAAAAGGATAAGGGTACAGAATGGAAAGCTGGTATCGTACTAACTGACGAAGATACGGTTGATCTATTCGATGAGACTTATCCTAAGCAGTCTGCTAAGAAAGTCAAGTCAAGCGAATTTGAAGAAATTTACAAGTGCAAGCTGCCAGAAGGTGCAGGTAAGAACGTATGGGTCATCACCCTGAAGAAGAATACCAAGCTATCAAACGGTGAAGATGTACCTGATAAGTATCGTCCGCACGTATTCGAAGTAACTGAAAGCGCAGGTAAGAAAGTAATGACCGACATTACCTTTACCAAGCTGGCTGGTAACGGATCAAAGGGTATTCTTACCATTGATCACTGGGCTGGTGAAAAGGGTAACGTAGCTCGTCTGAAGAACGTAGCTGTTACTGAACTGATCGAATATGTCAAGCCTGAAGGTTCAGACTACAATCCTGGTGATGAGTTTGATTTCGGTGATGCTCCTGCTCCAAAGGCTGAAGCAAAGAAGCCAGCTGCGAAGAAAGCAGTGAAGAGTGATGCAGAAGACGATGGCGCTCCCTTCTGATGTGATTAAAACCACGTAGAGAAATCTACGCAGGATTAGCTGGTTACTAAGGTTCCTAGGGACTGAATGTGGTAGAATTCCAGCAAAGACATACAATTAGCCCTGATGTATGTTACTAATTAGCGTCCTTAGCTCAGAGGATCAGAGCAGTGGTCTTCTACACCATAGGTCGGGAGTTCGAATCTCTCAGGACGCACCAGAACATTGGGCAACTGACCAAGTGACAAATTGGTACAGTCGGCAGATTCAAAATCTGTGGTTTTTCCCGGTTCGATTCCGGGGTTGCCTACCAGATCAACGGGAGCGCAAGGTCATTCCTTGCATTTATGGAAAGTAATTTTGTGAGTGTGTAGAACTGCCAAATGCCTAGGAATGAAGGTGAGACTGCACAAAACCAAATCCATATCTAGCTGCTCCCACCAAACAACGGGGTCTTAATTCAATGGTAGAATATTCGGCTTTTACCCGATCAACATAGGTTCGATTCCTATAGGCCCTACCAAATCCAGATTATGAAAACAATACTTAAAATATACGGTCCATACCAACATGAAAATGGTAGATTATTTGTAGTAGCAAAATACAGTGACGGTAGTAAAGGAAGTATTTCTTATCCTAAATACTTAATGGAATTACATTTGGGTAGAAAACTACTACCAAATGAAACAGTCGATCATATCGATAGAAACTATCTCAATAATGAAATATCAAACCTGCAGATTTTAGATAGATCGTTACATGTAAAGTTAGACGTAAAGCGACGACAAGACGAAATCTTAACTTGTATTTGGTGTAATGCAAATTTCTTAAAGACAGGAAAAATTTTATCCACCCAAAACTCCAGAATAAAACATACAGCAGGCCCGTTCTGCAGTAAAAAATGTTCAGGAAAATACGGAGCATCAATTCTTCATGATGGCATCGAGCCACTAGCAAGAGTGCAAAACCCTAAGAACTATTATCAATTAGATAAATCCTCAGTAGTTTAATGGTAAAACAGCGGAATTATACCCCGTAGCGCCAGATAAGCGGCTAATATTGGTTCGAATCCAGTTTGAGGAACCACAATATCGAAAGGAGTAAGCAATGTACTATCGTGATCTAGAATCCAGCATCTTCAAGGGTGCTTTCAACAAGGCAGTTCATGACTCAAACATGAAGAAGGCTGCTGCAGAGCGTTTGGCTAAGATTGCCAAGCTGAAGAAATCAAAGAAGAATAAGGAGATTGCAAATGACTAATACAGCAGTAGCAGCACCGGCTGCTCCCACCAAGACTGAACTTGAATTCATCGAAGATATGATGGATCAACTGCTTCAGATTGAGAAGTACAATACAATTCTCAAAGAAATCAAAGCTGCGGCTAAAGGTCAAGGCTACGATGCAGCTATTCTAGCTTCCGTAGCAAAGGCTAAACTAAACGATTCACTGGACGATCTGAGCGAGAAGTCTCAAGCTGTCCTGGACCTAATTGATGAGGTGAAATAATGAAAGAAAAACTTGGTTACGCTATTTTCGGTGCAATTGTACTGCTAGGACTTTTGATTTTATTCGGTCCTCTGTTGACTATTTGGATGCTAAACACTCTTTTTACCAGCCTAGCAATTCCGTATACATTCTGGACTTGGTTAGCTTCTCTTGTACTCAACCTCACGATTGCGGGCGCAGGCGGTCTAGGTAAGAAATAAATACACATACATGATCCCTACTGGTTAATTCCGGTAGGGATTTATTCTTAGGAGAAGTCAATGGAGAAACAAACTATTGCTCTATTTGACTTTGACATTATCGCATATCGTGCCGCCGCAGCCGTTGAGGAACGTACTGTGGCTGTAACGCATATTCCTACAAATAAGACTAAGGTATTCAAGACCAGGACAGAATTCAAGAAGTTCTTATCCGACAAGAATTACCCTTTCGTAGATTCTGACTATGAGTTCACGGATATCCAAACTCCAGAACCAGTAGAGAATGCATGTCAAATTGTCAAGAAGCAAGTTAATACAATCAAACAAGAAGTCCAAGCGGATTACATTGCTGGATATGTAGGTGTAGGAAGTACAAACTTCAGATTGAAGCTGGACTTACCAGAACCCTACAAAGGTCAGCGTGAAAATATGCTGCGGCCAATTCATTTAGATGAAGCCAAGAAATATGCACTGAAGAAATTCCCTGGAGAGCTAGTCGAGGATGTTGAAGCAGACGATTATCTTGTAATCAAATACCATGAGTACAAACAAGCTGGTCACGATCCTGTGATTATCACTTTAGATAAAGATCAGAAAGGGTGCGTGGGAACTAAATACTACGACTGGACTCAACCTGATGCAAAGATTATCGAAGTACCAGCATTCGGATACTTGACTTATATCGACGAAAAGAAGAAGATTGATGGTGTAGGACTAAACTTCTACTGCTATCAAATGCTTTGTGGAGATAATGCAGATAACTATGGTCCGTCTGATCTGCACAAGAAGAAGTTCGGTGACAAGTCTGCTCTGAAAGTACTAGAGCAATTGGAGACTATAGATCAATTATTCGGTGCAGTAGAGAAACAATACAAAGAATGGTTCCCCGATCCTGTTACCTATAAGACACAAACAGGGTTCATTGTTACGAAAAACTACCGTGACCTTCTTGAGCTATACCATCAAGCTGCGTATATGAAACGTACAAAGGATGACAAGACAGGCTTCTACGATTTATGGGAGGAATTTAAATGACAATGCCAACTCCGTACATTGATATCAAACAGAGAATGTCACTCTTGGAGAAAGAACTTACAATGATCCAAGAAAGTTGTAAGCATGATCAGGGATTCGTTGTAAAAACTCCTGAACGCATTGAAGGTTATTCAGAGAAAACGGAATTCATCAATCACTGCAAATGTCACTACTGTGGAAAATATTGGAAGGAAAATCAATGACTCAAACAAAACTATACCGTAAGAAACCAATTCCAGTTAAAGCATATCAATATACGATGCGAATGTTTCTTGATAAGGAACCGTCACCGGGTATTTGTTATTCAGATACGGGGTTACCTTTCATTCGTACTCTAGAAGGGAACATGACTGTAGCTGTGGGTTCGTATATCGTGCGAGGTCCGCATGGTGAATACTGGGCAGTTAAAGAACACATCTTCAACGATACGTATGAAGAAGTCACTCTATAATCCCAAGGATGTAGCAAGGGTACGCGATGAATTATTTGACAAGCAAGATCAAAAGTGCGCTATTACGGGTTTGGCAATTGATAAAAGAGAGGCCGTCCTCGATCATTGCCACTCTTCTAATCATGTACGTGCTGTTTTGCATCGTCAGTCAAATGCTACTTTAGGTAAAATAGAGAACATGTGGAATCGATACCTTGCGTGGTGGTATCCACATGATCTTGCTACATTCCTAAGACAATGCGCTGACTACTTAGAACGACAGCATCCACAGGAATACTATCACCCTGGCTGGAAGAAAGATGTTCTGGCATCATTTAACAAACTGCAGGCTCTACCTCAGATGGAAGTACTGCAAGACTTGTATGATGCTGTAGGTCTTGATATACCTGTAGACAAGAAGAACAACAGCACGATTCGCAAGGCTCAATTTAAAAAGTTGATATTGAATAGGTCGCTTGGTTATGATATAATTGTATCCACGATCCAAAACGTAAAGGATAAATTCTATGGTACATAACAAAGAAACAATTGACTTCATCATCAAGTCTAAGTCAGCAGGCTATTCATCACGAGAGATTGCATCGATTCTAGGCATTGGAAAGTCAACTGTCAATGACATTTACAATCGGCATTCAGGTCGCACACCTAAGATTGCGCTGCTTGACTTGGAAACTGCTGCTGCAGTATCCTATCACTTCAGTAGATGGAACATCAACGTTACTGAAAATCACGTAAAGACAGAAGGTGGCAACATCCTGGTTGGATGCTACAAGTGGCTAGGCGAAGATAGCACCTATTTCTTGAATCAATCCCCAAAGGAAATCAAGACTCTAGATGACTCTCGTATCGTAGCAACTCTGTATGATCTGTATGAACAAGCTGATGCGGTTGTAATGCATAACGGTAAGAAGTTCGATCACAAAGTACTACAGACTCGTGGTTTATATCACAACTACGGAAAGCTACCTACAGTAAAGATTATCGATACCCTAGAAATTGCTAAGAAGAAACTACGTTTCCCTAGCAACCGTCTGGACAGCATCGCTAATTATTTAGGTCTAGGACGTAAACTTGATACTGGCGGAATTGACTTGTGGAAGCAAGTTCAAGAAGGCGACAAAGAAGCAATGGAAAAAATGAAGGACTATTGCATTCAAGACGTAAATCTGTTAGAATCTGTTTTCATGAGGATGGCTCATCTTGGTATCGACGGTTATAACGCTGCTCTGTACTTCAACGATGATGAACGTAGATGCAATGTCTGCGGTGGAGTTCACGTAGAACCCACAGGTCGTTACTCTTATACTTCGGTCAGCGCATTCTCAGAATATGAGTGCCTAGATTGTGGAGCAATCAGCCGAGATAGAAAGTCTACGGTATCGAAAGATAAGCGTAGTAAATTACTAACCTGAAGAATTTCCCCTGGTTAATTCCAGGGGTTATTTTAATTTAAGGAGCACAATATGAAATATCAAGCCGAAGTTCATTTCGTAGTGAATACAAGTACAGGGGCACGAGTCTCGCCGTATTACACTCGATTTGGGGATGCAGTTAACAAAGCCAAAAGGATTAACAAGTGCGCGTTTAATGGTGATCACCATATAGCGGTCACAGCAGAGATTAACGTAGAAGTAAAGGAAGACTAATGGATTATACTTACGATCAATT